AGAAATACGTCAGACCCTCAAGAGTAGCTTTATCAATAATAAAGCCAGTGCTAGCATCGACGGAAGAAACGTTAAAGAGAAACAGAGTCTTTCAAAAGCTCTTAGACCACAGGCAGACGAATAATGGATTATTTTTACGACGGGCAGATACGAAGATATGTAACACAGTTTATGCGTGTGTTTATCGGTTTTAAATATAAAACCGGTGGCGCAACGCCGGAAGAAAAAACCGTTCCTGTTATGTATGGGGATTTAACTAGGCAAGTCGCTTCTATAATCAAAGACAATTCTGAAAATAAAATGCCTACCGTGCCCAGGATGGCCTGTTACATCACCGGATTAGAATTAGACACTACTAGAATCAGCGATGCTACTTTTATCAGCAAAGTAAACATAAGAGAAAGAAGATATACAGATACTGACGGAACTATACAATATCAAAATGTTCAAGGCGGCAATTATACTGTAGAGCGTCTAATGCCTACTCCATTTAAACTCACAATGAAGTGTGATGTTTGGACTAGCAACACAGATCAAAAATTACAACTACTTGAACAAATCCTTGTATTGTTTAATCCTAGTTTAGAAATCCAGACCACTGACAATTATGTAGATTGGACTAGTCTTAGCGTTATAGATTTAAAATCTATTAATTTTAGTTCTCGTTCGATTCCTGCAGGTGCAGAATCCGAAATAGATATCTGCTCTATGGAGTTCGAAATGCCTATCTATATAACACCGCCGGCTAAGGTAAAACGACTTGGCATAGTAAAGAGTGTTATTAGTAACGTGTTTACAGAGCAGGGAGAAATAGTTGAATTAGAAAATCTAGTGTTTAATAGAACTGCTGGCAAATTCCAGATCTCTACTAACAATTATAGAATTCTTTTATTCAAGAGTCAGAACGGACAGCCATACGATTATGATGTTTCGCTGGTTAATCCGCAGGCTGCGGTTTTATCATTAGGGCTTGATCAGAAAGATAATAAGAACGGTGAACCTGTATCTTGGGAAACTATATAGACGTTCAGGGTGGCTACCATGCTGGTAGTCAGATATTCTTTAAACAACCTAGCGGCTACGATATGGTAGGAACATTTGCAGTTAATCCAGTCGATCCTGGTATCATAGTGGTAACTTTCGATCAGGACACTGTTCCTACAAATACGTTGATCAATAGTTCATTGTCTGGTATATCGGCCAGAGGCACTATAGATGCTATCATAGATCCATACAAATATAATCCTATAGAAGTTTACGGTTCGGCTAGTCAAATCCCACTAGGTCTACGATTTCTTATGCTCGACGATGTTAACACCAGCGAGAACGTAGGTGGAAGTTTTGGGCCGCCTGCTGTAGATAGTTCTGCAACATTATACGACGGTCCAGATGCTTGGAAAGATGTATCAGGTAGCGATTGTGTGATACGTGCTAATTCGATCATAGAATGGGACGGTGCTACATGGAAACAGATCTGGGATCCCGCTATCGGGGAAGATCCAACATATGTTCAAAATCTAAGAACAGGTATTCAATATCGTTGGGACGGCGAACAATGGCTCAAATCGTTTGAAGGCGAATATGCGCCAAATAGCTGGGGCTTTATCTTAGATCCTCAATAAGTAAAGGTATGCAACAGCGTGCCGGATTACTTTTCTTAGCCAAAACCACAGGAAGATTATTGTTGATATTAGATGATCAACATTGGACTGTGCCTACGTTTGCTAGAAATTCAACCCTATTAGAAGACTCTCAGGATCTAATGTCTAGATATTCTGCAGGACGGATCGTTCCGATTGAACTATATCTCAGTGAAGATCGAGGTTTTGAATACGGAACATATATCTGTTTAGTCGACAACGAATTCCTAACCACTGCTGCTGATACAATATGTTGGGCGACCTTAGAGTGTCTGCCACGAAACCTTCATATAGGTTTAAAAACAACATTAAATAATCAAATTATTAAAACCAAAATATCTACTATATTGGAGTTAGAAAATGCTACCATCAGTGCAAAAATCTGAAAGATTTAAAATTGAATTAGAAGAATATAAGACAGTGTATGAAGAAATGTCCGACGGTCCTATCAAGCTCGAGCTAAAGAATCTGATAGGAAAACTAGTTCATGCTGTTAAAGAATTAGATGACAGGCATATGGAAATGGCACTGACTCGCCAATTAGGAGTAATGGCTCCCGATATTCGAGAATCTATTACCCAAACTAGAAAAAGACTACAGACTATAGTTAGAGATTGGAAAGAAGCTCAAAAGCATCAAGCCTGAGCTTCACCCCATCTTAGAATTAAGTTAGCTGTAGTAGATGTTCCGCCTACCTTATACACGTTGATAGCCAACACGTCCGGTCCGTTCGGGAATGTTCCACGACCACCGATACTAGTCGTTCCTAATTCTTTCAATTGACTTAGATCCAAACTAGTAGTTTCTCCTGGATTTGCCACGAACGAGAACACAGTTTCTCCCGGCAATGCATATGGCGGTTGACCAAACTTGAATGTCACTGTTCCGCCTGCTGATGTTGAACTTAACGAGCTTTGTGTAAATGTTACACGATAATAGCTAGTTCCGCCGAATGTTAACGGTCCTGTAACGGTCGAAACACGAGTGTTAGCTGGGAATTTAGCGTCACTAACTTCCGTGTTGGTTGTTGCTCCGCTGGCAACCCACGACGCCGCTGTAAAATATAGAGTCGATGTAATCGCTGCTGAATTTCCACCTAGAGATAAACCAACGTTTTGGTTAGCATTTAGTGTGCCGGTGCTGTTAGCACTGGTTGTGATTATGTAATAATCTATTCCAGAGAAGTTAGCAGGTCCTTGAACTCTAGTAATCGTTGTTCCTGCTGGGAATTGATTGGTAACAGTTACACCTGCTAACAATGTAGTATAGTTGTTCGGCTGAACGAACGCACCAGATGATTCCCAACTTGCTCTAGTTACATAGAAGAAGTTTGACCCAACACCCCTGTTGAATGCTGTATTATTTGGAACAGTTATAGTAGCTGTCATCGCTGCGGTGGTCGTTCCGTTGGCTGTGGATGATGTTCCTCCTCCGTTCCAGTTTACAGAACCACCAGGAGCGATCTGTGCGAAGCTAGGTTGTCCTCCTGCCGCTAGTGCTGACAATCCGTTCCAAGCAATGTCACTTGGGTTAGTTGGATAGTTCTGTGGGTTTAGAACTCCTTCAACAACGATACCTGATTCTCCGGAAGTCATTGCATCAGACGTAATCGATATCGAAGTTAATAATAACTGCGCACGATTCAATAATTCTTTTTCACCCAGATCTCCTGTAACCGCATTAGAAACACTAGGTGCTAGACGAATCAAGAACACTGTTTTCTTAGTAGTGTCGATCGAGTTGCCTGTAGATGCGTATGAGAAAATGTAACCACGATCACTGTCAAAGTTACCATCGATCAAATATGCACTACCCCAGTGGCTTATGATAGGACTTGTTGTGTTGGAAATCAATACAACTCCTGCTCGATCTAAGTGGCTTGTAGCAGATCCTGCGGTGTAGCTTCTTGTTGCGCCAGCAGCAAAGTTTGTCATTGATGCGCCTCTAGTGCAACCTGTTAATGTTTTAAGTGTATTGTTTTTACCGGTGTATGAAACAATTTCATTATCTATATACACGATACCAGATGTTGGAAAATCATAAACATCATCTAAAGTTATAGTAGTCTGTAAACTGTCTATAGCTCCGTCGAGTCTAGATCTTGCACCTTCATTTAATACTTCATATCGAACAGGTAAGTTACCAGTTCTCATATAAGCTTCAGTGTTTAAGTTATTACCTTTTAGTCTATGAGCGAATGTATAGTTTCCTTCTGGACCTCTCAGCATCCAATCGATAAAACCAGCACCATACCAGCTAAATTGAATACCAATCATCTGCATCTTTGTGATATCGATATTATATCCAGATGGTCCTGTTCCGTCACATTTATCTAGGTTCCATTCTGACTGTGGAATGATTAAGTCTTGAACCTTACATACCTTTACTCCAGTAACTGAGTTAACACCGCGCCAGTCGGGAGTTACATACATAGTAGTATTATCTGCGATTGAAGCTACTACGTGTGTCATTCCTCTTATAACAATGCGATCTCCTTCTTGAAGCTGATCGCGGAATCTAGTGTTAGTTCCAGTAACTAGATTAGAATCTCTAGCCACTGCTATGGTTCCAGCTATCTGGAACGTAGATGTTCTGCGACCAACTGCTAATTCTCTTCCGTCGTATTGATAGAAAATACCATTTTGGTCATCAAACGGACCAGAACGAACTACAGCACCATGCCAGTTGACTAGGCTCATCTGGGCCTGTGATGCCAATACTGCGGTAGTGGCTCCTAGTTGGACTCCTGCTGTTACACGGAACGAACGCTCATCAACGATTTCGTTTACCACATAATCGTTGTTATAACCTGTGGTAGTAATTCCGCTGAGTCTGATTGTAGCACCAGCTTGAACTCCATGGTCAACATCGTCGGTGGTAACTGTGATAACAGAACCCGATGCTGTTGATGCTGCTATAACCGATCTTAGATCAAAACTTGGTGCAAATAGAGCACCTGTATTATACATAGCTCCTTTACCAGATTGGTAACGAATGTATTTTTTACTCTGACGAACAGCATGGCCGCCGTGTTGCGGGCCGCCTGTGCCTAACATAACACCGCCGTCAAACGGTCTATGTGTAAAGAATGTATCCGGTCTAGCATAGACCACACCTTCGAGTGTTGTGCCTGTATCTACAGTTCCCGGAGCACGAGCTACATATCTAATAGTAGTTGGACTTATGATCTGTTCTACAAAGAAAGGACCACCCGCTAACTGATGATTTGATCCTGC